ATATTCCAACATTTGATAATGTAAGTGATTTAAATAATGCAAATGGATTTACAATTGCATTAGGTAAAATAGATGCAGCAGGAGCAGTTACAGGAGCAACCACAACAGATTCTTTAACAACACCTATAAATTATTTTTATATAACAAGCACAAGCACAGCGACAACAGGTGGAATATTTGGTGGTGGTGATAATACATCTGCTGGACCAGTAACATTAGAGGTAGTAAACGGATAATGGCATATACTTTATCAGAATTACAAACAGATATTAGAAACTATACAGAAGTTGATAGCAATGTGCTTTCCGATTCTGTATTAGCTAGACTTATTAAGAATGCAGAATTAAAAGTTTATAGAGAAATAGATACAGATCAAAATGTACACTATGCAACATCAAATTTAATTGTTGGTAATAGATATGTAACTATTCCCGCAGATTTAAGAGCGATCAGATATGTTCAACTTAAAAATTCAGACAATGAGCAATTTTATTTAGAACAAAGAGACACTAGTTTTATAGCAGAATATTACTCTACACCAGGGACATCCGCTGTAGATATACCTAAATACTACGCAAACTGGGATGAAGAGTTTTGGGTTGTAGCCCCTACACCAGATAGAACGTATGAGATCACATTAGCTTATGATAAAGAGCCTACAAGCATAACAACAGACACGGCAGGCACTTATCTATCTAATAAATATTCAGATTTACTTTTATACGGATGCTTGGTAAATACATATGGGTACTTGAAAGGACCTGTAGATATGTTACAATACTACCAAGGACAATATGAAAAGTCTTTAGAATCGTATGCGATCGAACAAATTGGTCAAAGACGCCGAGACGAATATCAAGATGGGGAAATTCGTGCTCAATTAATATCTAAACCACCATCAAGCAATAAATAAGGAGATAACACATGGCAAATATAGTACCATTCGCATTTAAAGGTGAACTCGCATCAGGAACGCATAACTTTGCATCCGGTGGTAACACTTTTAAAATAGCATTGTACACATCTAATCCATACACAACATCAAGCACGGCATTTACAGCTACAAACGAAGTTAGTTCTTCAGGTGGTAGTAACTATCCTTCAGGGGGTAAAGAGTTAACAAGTCAAACAGTTACAGCAACAACTGCTACAACTGCAATTGACTTTGCAGACACAACTTTTGCAAGTGCAACTTTTACAGCAGCATTTGCAGCTATTTATAATACAAGTGCTTCTAATAAATTATGTGTAGTTTTAGATTTTGGTGGTAACAAGACAGCGACAAACGGAACTTTTACAATTTCGTATCCTGATCCTTCTACACCAAGTAATGCGATTATAAGTATAACATCATAAGGAGATTAAATGGCATTAGTAATAAATGATAGAGTAAAAGTAACAAGTACAACTACTGGTACAGGTGCAATGGCACTTGGAGCAGCGGTAACTGGTTTTGAAACTTTTGCACAAGGTATTGGAAATAACAATACGACTTACTATTGTATATTTAATCAAGGAACAACAGAATTTGAAGTTGGTCTAGGTACATTAGACGGATCAAGTGCAAATCTAACTAGAACTACAGTTATCTCCAGTTCTAATTCTGATTCAGCAGTTAATTTTAACTCTGGCACTAAAGATGTATTTTGTACATTACCAGCTAGCAAGTCGGTTTACCTAGACGCAACAGGTAATCCAGTAGGAGCAGCATCTGCTGGCTTTGCATTAGCAATGGCGGTAGCATTATAAATAGGAAAAAAATATGGCACAAGATTTTAGAAACGTATTAGTAAGAACAATTGGAACAGGTGATACTACTTTATTAGCAGCTGGGGATTATGATGCAGTAATAGGTATTAGATGTTGTAATATTTTAACATCAACAATTGCAATTGATGTTAAGATTGCTAAAGGCGGAGCTGATTACTTTTTAGCAAAAGGAGTTAGTATTCCACCAAACTCTGCTATTGAATTAATTCAAGGTGGAGCAAAAATTGTTTTAGCTAATGGTGATACGTTAGAAGCAGTCTCTGATACAGCAAGTAGTTTAGACGTGGTTCTTTCGTACATCGATACAATTAGTTCGTAAGGAGTATTATGACTGCAATAGTAAATGGAATCCAATATATTGGAGGACAGACATCACCGGATGAATTTATAAAAAATCAAGCAGGTACGATTGATGGTACACAAACTGTTGAGAACGGAGTTCTTGCAGGACCTATTACTATACCTGGAACAATCACAGTAACAGGGACATTGGTAATAGTTTAATGAGTAAAATAGAAGTTGATGAAATAGTTAAACAAAGTGGTTCCACTCTTACATTAGGAGGCCCGGGAACAGCTGTAACTTTGGCTTGCGGTGCAACTCAAACAGGTTTTGGTCGTACTGGAACTGTAGATTGGTGTACAACTGCTAAAACTTCACCTTTAACAGTTGCTTCAGGCAATGGATATTTTATAAATACATCAGGCGGAGCAGTAACTGTAACATTACCTAGTTCACCTTCAGCAGGAGATATAGTAGCATTTAAAGATTACGCCAACACTTGGGATTCAAATTCGGTAACTCTTTGTAGAAATGGTTCAAAAATAAATGGTGCGTGTCAAAACGCAAACTTAAATACAGAATCACAGTCTGTAACTTTAATTTATGTAGATGGAACTAAAGGTTGGCAAGATATTCACGATTCAACTGCTAATATTACAGGAGCTCCATTATTTATTAGTGCTACTGGTGGAACAATAACAACTTCAGGCGATTTTAAAATTCATACTTTCAATAGCACAGGAACTTTTACAGTTTGCACAGCCCCAACACCAGCTAACAATAATGTTTCATATATGGTAGTAGCAGGTGGAGGATCAGGTGGAGGAATGCAAGGACAATCATCTGCTGGTGGAGGAGGAGGTGGAGCTGGAGGATTTAGAGAAGGAGAAACTCCTGCCGCACCTTATACTGGAAGTCCATTAAAAAATTCTTCAGGAGTACCTGTTGCAGCATCTACATCTTATCCAATAACAGTAGGAGCAGGTGGAGCAATTTGGTCATCTCCTTATACATCAAACTGTTCATCGGGAAATCCAGGATCAAATTCAATTTTTAGTACAATTACATCAACAGGCGGTGGTGGCGGTGGTTCAAGAAACCCTTGTTCACCACAAGGTTATGCTGGAGCTAAAGCTGGTGGTTCAGGAGGTGGGGCAGCTGGAACAGCCACTGCACAACCTGCTGCCGCTGGAAACACACCTCCAGTAAGTCCTCCTCAAGGAACTGCAGGTGGAACAAGAAGTGGTTCACCTACACAAGCCGCAGCAGGAGGAGGTGGTGCAACTGTTGCAGGAACAAACGGATCAGGTGCTTCAGGTGGAACAGGCGGAGCAGGAGCAACTTCATCAATTAATGGAACACCAACAGCAAGAGCTGGTGGTGGAGGAGGTGGAGATGCAGGAGATTCACAAGCTGGTGGAGCAGGAGGAGGTGGTGCTTCAGGAACATATAATTCAGGAAGTAGTGCTGGTGGACCGCCTGAATCTAATGGTGTAGCAGGTACAGCAAATACTGGTGGTGGTGGAGGTGGATCAGCGGGAGCATGTTCACCTTATAATAATGGTGGAGCCGGTGGTTCAGGAGTAGTAATAATAAGATATAAATTTCAATAATTATGACAAGTAAAATTAAAGTAGATAATATAAATAAAGTTTCAGACGATTCTAACATCATTAAAAAATGTGGAACAACAACTACAGTTGGATCAGGTTCTGGTCAAACGATTGTAGTTGATGGTGCAACAGTAACATTAGGCAGATGTGGTGGAACAGTTTCACTAGCTTCAGGAGCAACACAATCAGGTTTTGGTAGAACAGGGACAGTTGATTGGTGTACGACTGCCAAAACTTCACCTTTTACAGCAGTTAGTGGTGATGGATTTTTTGTAAATACTTCAGGAGGAGCAATTACAGTGACGCTACCTAGTTCACCTTCTGCTGGTGATATAGTTGCTTTTAAAGATTACGCAGGAACTTGGGCTACTGCTTGTAAAGCTGTTGCTATTTGTAGAAATGGATCAAAAATTAATGGAGGTTGTTTTAATACTACTCTAGATACAAAAGCACAATCAGTTACTTTAATTTATGTAGATGGAACTAAAGGTTGGCAAGATATTCACGATTCAACCGCTGAAGTTACAGGACAATCAAATTTTGTGGCAGCAACAGGTGGAAATACAACACTAACAGTTGGAGATTACAAAACTCATATTTTTACAGCAGATGGAACACTTTGTGTGTCTCAAGCTGGAACAGCATCAGGTCAAAACTTTTTTGATTATTTAGTTGTAGCAGGTGGTGGAGCAGCAGCAAGAGATGGAAGTGGAGCCGGTGGTGGCGGCGGTGGTGGTTTTAGATTATCAAATTCAACAGCAGGTCCAGGAGCAGTTCCTGCACCTACAATGAGTCCTTTAGTAGCTCCCGCTGGACTTACATTAACCACTGGAGCTTATCCAGTTACAGTAGGTGGTGGAGGACCTTCTACTACTCCTTGTTTACAGGGAGTTAATGGAAGTAATTCAGTATTTTCAACAATCACTT